ACCTTCGCATAGGCCGCATCCGAAATAGCTTCAGTGTGTACATGGACCCGACCATCCAAGACCCTTGTGGTGCGGATGCGGAGTGGTGCTTCATCACCGAGGACATTCCGAAGGCGGATTTTGAGCGTATGTACCCCAACGCAGAGCCGATTTCGTCGGTTTTGCAGCGTGGTGTGGGCGATCAAGCGTTATCGCAGTGGATTAACGAGAATACGGTCCGTATTGCGGAGTATTTCTACAAGGAACACACGCGCGAGACGCTGAATCTCTACGCCGGCAACCAAACGGCGTTTGAAGGGTCGCCCGAAGCGCAAGAGTTGGAAATGCTCGGCCTTCAGCCGATCCGCAAGCGCGAAGTTGACGTAAAACGCGTCAAATGGCTGAAGACCAACGGCTACGAAATCCTTGAAGAAAGCGAATGGCCGGGCAAATGGATTCCGGTCATCCGTGTAATCGGTAACGAGTTTGAAGTTGAAGGTCGTATGTACGTGTCGGGCTTGGTGCGCAACGCCAAGGACGCCCAGCGCATGTACAACTACTGGGTATCGCAGGAAGCAGAGATGCTGGCCCTCGCGCCCAAGGCGCCGTTTATCGGCTACGGCGGTCAGTTTGAAGGCTACGAACAGCAATGGAAGACGGCCAATACAACGAACTGGCCGTACTTAGAAGTTAATCCCGACGTGACAGACGGTCAGGGCGCAGTCCTGCCGCTGCCACAACGTGCCCCGCCGCCGCTCGCCCAGACGGGCTTGATCCAGGCGAAGATGGGCGCTGCCGACGACATCAAGGCCGCGACCGGCCAGTACGATGCCAGCCTCGGTATGCGGTCCAATGAGCGCACGGGTCGGGCCATTTTGGCGCGTGAACGGCAAGGCGACACAGGCACATACCACTTTGTAGATAACCTAGCTCGGGCCATTCGCTATGGGACGCGCCAACTCGTTGACTTGATTCCGAAGATTTACGATACCCAGCGTATCGCCCGAATCATCGGCATTGACGGAGAGACCGCAACGGTCAAGATCAACCCGATGCAGGCCGAGCCTGTCCGTCGGGTGATGGACGAGGCGGGCATCGTGATCGAGAAGATTTACAACCCGTCGGTCGGTAAGTACGACGTGGCGGTCACGACCGGCCCGTCCTACGCGACCAAGCGTCAGGAAGCCATGGACGCCATGGGGCAAATTTTGCAGGCCAACCCGAACTTGTGGCAGGTCGCAGGCGATCTGTTTGTCAAGAACATGGACTGGCCGGGCGCCCAAGAGATCGCCAAGCGGCTCCAGAAGGTCATTGATCCGAAGCTCTTGGCGGACGAGGAAGACCCGGCGCTTCAGGCGGCCAACCAGCAGATGCAGGTTATGGCGCAGGAAATGCAGATGATGCAGGACATGCTCCGCCGCGTGCAGCAGTCAATGGAAGCCCGCGAAGTGCAGATCAAGGAGTTTGAGGCGGAGGTCAAGGCGTATCAAGCCGAGACCGATCGCATCAAGGCAGTCGAAAGCGGCTTGAATGAGCAGCAGATTCAGGACATCATAATGGGCACTTTGGCCGGTATGATGTCAAGTGGCGAGCTTGTGCCACCGACCGCCCAACGGACAATGCCTGAAATGGGCACGGAGTTACCGCCGCAATGAAACCAGCAGATTTTGTCGGGCACTTATTCCTAGCGCGAGATGTCACCCATTCAGTGCATCTCAATACGCGTAGCTATGCCAAGCATCAGGCGCTGGGGGCATTTTACGACGGTATCATCGACTTGGCAGATACGTTTGCGGAAGCCTATCAGGGCCGTCATGGCTTGATCGGCCCAATTACGTTGCAATCGGCCAAGAAAAACGGCAACGTCATTGAGTTTTTGCAGGAGTCTTTGGCCGAAATTGAAGCGAATCGCTACAAGTTTTGCGACGAAGATGACTCTGCAATTCAGAACATTATTGACGAAATTGTGGCTCTTTACTTGAGCACTTTGTATAAGCTGCGCTTCTTAGCGTGAGGATAAAGCATGGAACTTCTTAATCCGATGGCCGATGCCGTATATCCCGGTCGTACGGTATCGTACACGGGAACGGCGGGCTCAACTGCGACGTGGCAAGCCGGCCCGCAGGGCGTGGTGGTGTGGTCCACGACCCCGGCATACATCGTTGTGGGCGAGGGCGTGACGGCAACGACCTCCAGCACCCCGATTCCGGCGTTTACGCCGATTCCGTTCATTGTGCCGCAAGGCACTGGCGCGCCCTGGCGAGTAAGTGCGATTCGCGTTGCTGATAGCGGCGACGTGTACGCAAAGCCGATTAACATTCGATGAGTTGGGGAGTCGCACTGCGAAACGGCGTAGCCATCGGCCTTGGAGCCGTGGCTACGTTGTTTTCAGGCACCCGCGACAGTGGTGCCTCAGTCGGCAACTTGCTGACTGAAGCAGGCGACAACTTGGTGCAGGAAGACGGCGGCCAACTGCTGCTGGAGTGATGAATGGCAATCGTTAAGATTTCAGACCTTCCGCTTGTAGACTCGCCGGTCGAAGGCACCGATCTGTTCGTTGTCGTTCAGGACAACGTAACGAAGAAGGCGTACGCGTCGGACATTCAGACCTACGTTGGGTTTGAAGAAGTCCAAACCGCGACTGCCGGTCAGACGGTCTTCAATCTGACGACGATGACCTACGCTGCGGGCGCTAACAACCTGATGGTGTTTGTTGATGGCGTCAATCAGTACGAAGGATCGGCCTACACCGAAACGGACAACAATACGGTCACGTTCTCGCAAGGGTTGCACGTCGGCGCGGTAGTTAAGTTTTCAACGGTTCAAACCGTCAGCACGATTAACGCTAACGCATCGAACATTTTGTTTACGCAGGCGGGAATTGGCGCAGCTACGCGTACCGTACAGTCAAAAGAGCGCGACATTGTTAGCGTCAAAGACTTCGGCGCACTTGGCGATGGCGTTAATGATGATACTGCGGCCATTCAGGCGGCTTGGGATTCAATTAAGTCAGCAAACGGCACGCTTTTCTTTCCGAAAGGCGTTTACCGTTGCGACAGCGCGTTAAATTTCACGGTTAGTTATTTCTCCAACAACCATTTTCACGCCATTGTTGGCGACTGCGCGACAATTGATTTTTCAAACACCGCGTTGACGACCGGCAATATGATTACGTTCGGATCGGGCGTCGGGTTGTTTGAGGAAAAATCGCGTTTTGCCATGCAGGGTTTGAGTTTGATTGGCCCATCTTTAGGGTCAATCACGCCTACAAGCACTCCGCCGCATACGCTAGTAGGAATCTTTTTTAACTACGCCATCAACTTAACGCTTCAAAATATCACTGTGTTCAACTTTTATGTTGGATACAAAGCTGATTTTTGCTTTCCGATAAGCGCAGTGTCCATTCTTTCCGACAACTGCTACGTTGGCTTACAACTTGTTGCGGACATTACCTGTTCGGCATGGGTCGGCTGTTCGTTTAAGGAAGGCCGATATGGCGTCGTTATCCAGCCGAAGAACGCTTCACAAACGATTTACGGGCAGACGTTTGTTCGATGCAATTTTGAAGGCAACGATGTCGGGATGGTCATTGACCCGCTAGACGGCAGCGGCTCCGGCGTCCGCGATATTGATGTAATTGATCCATACATGGAAGCTATTACTTACGATGGCTTCCGAGTTGGTCGAGCGTTGGACTACGCAAATGCCACAACTACCGGCGCGGATCGCAATAGAAACGTTTATAACTTTAGGTTAACAGGCGGTTTGTGGGACGGCCAATGGGGAACATCAGGGCATCAACCCGTGTTGTTCCATGCCGCCGATACTGCGGATGCGCCCGCCGGATGCGTTGTAGACATTCCGGTTCAACTGTCCACATCTTCTATTGGTTACACGCGTAAAAGCGAATTAAAAAATAGAATGGATGTGTATATTGGTAGTAGCACAGTTATTACTGACGAGACGCAATATCAGCGTAAGTTAACTAGTTTAGCCGTTGCTGACGGCGTAAGCGCACCTTCAACTGCGGCGGGTTGGGCGCAAATTTATGTAGACTCCGCCGATGGCGATTTGAAAGTTAAGTTTGGCGACGGCACAGTCAAAACAATTGTGACTGACACCTAATTAGGAAGGTTAAACCATCATGGCTGACAAAAAAATCTCACAGTTAACTGGCGCGACCACGCCGCTTGCCGGAACGGAAGTTCTGCCCATCGTGCAAGGTGGTAGCACCGTCAAAGTTTCAATAGCCAACGTGACAGCTGGGCGATCCGTCGCTACCGGCCCTATCACCGCTAGTGTCGCAGACAATGGCGGCATTTCAATCGTACAGTCACTTGCTGGTGAAACCGGCTTTTTAAACTTTGTTGACTCAGACGCGGGGCTTGCTGGCCGAGTTAAATACGATCACAGCAATAACTCGTTGCAGTTTATTTCAAACGCTGTTGAGCATGTGCGAATTGACTCATCAGGTAATGTTAAAAATAACTTGGGCAATTTTATAGTTGGAACTGCCGCCAAAGGCGTTAGTTTTTCTGAAAACACCCCTGCGGCTGGCATGACGAGCCAGCTGCTTAACTGGTACGAAGAAGGCACTTGGACGCCAAACCAAGGCCCAGGACTCACGGTTGTTGGAGCGTTTTCTTCGAACGGAAAATACTCGCGTATTGGGCGCTTGGTCATCGCAAGTGGTGAAGTTATTGGCGCAACAAGTGTCGCGTGTGCCGCAGCTGGAGCTATCACAACTAACTTGCCAATTACGGTAGGCACTGTTGGGTCTGGTGCTGTAACAGTTGGAAATGTCAATCAAAGTTCTACTTGCCTTGCATACAATACTCAAATTTATTGTATGACCGCAATTACAGCCACCGCAGGCATTAACTTTACAGTTATTTATATTGTTTAACTATGGCACTTACCAAAGTCACATACTCGATGATTGATGGCTCTCAAGCCAACATCCTCGATTTTGGTGCGGTAGCAGACGGAGCGACCAACAACGCTACGGCGCTTAAAAACGCTTTAGAGTCTGGTGCGCAATACGTTTACATACCGCCTGGAACGTATGCGCTGTCGTCCAACGTGACGGCAACGATTCCTACAAATGTGACATTGTACGGCCACGGTACTTTTATCTATACCGGAGCGACTAACAATCAAAACTATTTAATACGAATTGAAGTTAATAACAATTCGTTGACAGTTGACGGTTTGACGTTTGATGGCAATAGCAAAATTGCTGCCGGTTTAGCCATTTACAATACAGCAACGCCAAGCGTTAACACTCTTCCGAATTGCACAATCTCTAACAATGTTTTTATTCGTTTTAGGATGAATGTTACGGGCATATACAACGAAGCCGTTAACGTATCTGGCTCGTTTCAATTAGTAACAATAGCAAACAACAGAGTTAGGCTAATTACCCGCGCGGCGGGTACTGGGTCGCCGGGATCAACGGGAACAACGGGTATTGCCGTATCGCAGTACAGCAGCACTCAGTACGTTCGAGAGTGTATGCACTACGGCAACCAATACGCCGCTATTTTTGGCGACGATGCCGTTAGCTCGCCAAACAACGTTGATTTTGACGCATTTAAGTTTTTTGGCCCCGATCCAACGACTATTTCTGGGCAATATGTTGACTCTACACTAACTTCATACGGCAACGTCTTTCGCAACTGCGCTGGGCGAGCCATAAAAGTTCAAGCCGTGGGTTCCGTCCGCGATGAGACCATTATTCGTGATGATGGGTCTACAATCTATGGCGGTAGTACGGAAATTAACTTCCAGTATGGCGTTGGCATGGTATCCAACTGCCAGTTCTTCTATCGTGGGTACGACGGCGGCGCAAAATCCCCGATTCAAACTGGATTAGCGCTGGTCAGTTTTTACCATTCAGCCGACTACAGCGAAGATTCAGCAAGCTCGATGGTTAACGGGCTACAAGTATTCAACTCTATTGACCCCGGCGTAACTACGGGAACCCACGTCATAGACCAAGTTGTCAGCGCGACGGTGGCCTCCGCCGGTATTGGCGTTCCCACTAAACCGCTGATTTCTATTAGCAATGTTTCGGTAAATAAAAACCCCGTCAAGTGGATCGTAACCACAGGCTTTGCTGCGGGCGCTTATGGTACGGTTCGACTAGATAACGTCGTTGTGCCAAGCCTTGTCTATTCTGCTGTTGGTACAAACGGCACGGATACGAACTATGATATTGTCGCCACAAATGTGATGAACATTGATGGCGTAGCAACTCCGGCTAATGTTAAGCCGTTTGTCACTACAACAACCGGCGCCGGCACCACTTACGGTGGCGCGTTACTTGGCGGGTTAAACCAAGGATTTACCAATTCCTATACAACAACTTCTAACAACAAAGCGCCTTTGCTTGCTGGCGCTGCGCTTACCGATTTGAATCTTGGCGGCGCTGTGTCTGTCCAGTCCCAAGGATTGGATGATGACGCATCGTACGCGTTTGCTCCGCGTTTTTATTTTGCAAGCCGAGGTTTGTTTACGATAAGTGTAGACTTTGAATACACTACCCAAGGGCTTTTTGCTTGCGGAAGTAATCAGATCCACAAACTTGCGGCAGCAAGCGGCGACTTGTTTGAGGTATCCACTACAGGGTCAAATCCCGATGTTGACGGCAAGTTTAATGTCTGGTTTGCGGACGGAAAGGTAAACGTCAAAAACCGTCTTGGCTCATACAGAGTTGCTACGCTGGCATTTATGGGCTAATGCTTGACTCTTTTACGCAACAAACTATGATTTACCCGTACTGGTGCGGTTCACCAGGGATTCGTAAGGAATCAAAATGTCTGAAAACGAAGTAGTAGCGGAGCAAGTACCCGCGCCGGAACCGGCAGCTACGGCAGCACCGGAACCCGAAGTAGTGGCCCAAGAGGCCGAAAAGCCGGAAGAAAAGCCTGCTAAGACGTTCTCCCAAGAGGAGCTCGACGCGCTAGTAGGCAAACGACTTGCACGGGAACGTCGCAAGTGGGAACGAGAGCAAGCGCTAAAAGCGCCTGAGTCCCAAGCTCAGACGCCCGCCACGCTGCCTGACCGGGACATTGACCCCGACGCTTACGCGGATGCTTTGGCAACCCGCAAAGCCGAGGAGTTGCTGGCCAAACGGGAGGCAGACCGGCAGCAGCGCGAGCTGTTGATGGCCTATAAGGAACGTGAGGAAGCGGCCTTTGACAAGTACGACGACTTTGAACAAGTCGTGTACAACAAAGCCTTGCCAATCACGAACGTAATGGCCGAGACGATTCAGGCTTCAGAAGTTGGCCCCGACGTAGCATACTACTTAGGTTCCAACCCCCGTGAAGCTGAACGTATTTCCCGCCTGTCGCCCTACCTGCAAGCCAAGGAGATCGGTAAGATTGAGGTCAAGTTGACCGACAATCCGCCGGTCAAACGAACAACCAACGCGCCCCCGCCGATTAAGCCTGTGACGGCTAAAACCGTAGGCGCGCCGGCCCGAGACACGACGGACCCACGCTCAGTCAAGGACATGAGCACGTCGGAGTGGATCGAAGCCGAGCGCCTGAGACAGATTAAACAGTGGGAAGCGCGACGTAACCGCTAACTTCTTTTTTGGAGATTTATTGTGGCTAATACACTTCTCACTATTGACATGATTACGCGGAAGGCTCTGGAAATCCTGGAGAACAACCTCGTAATCACCCGTAACGTGAACCGTCAGTACGACGACAGCTTCGCTGTCGAAGGTGCCAAGATTGGTTCGACCCTCCGCATCCGTCTGCCGGATCGCGCTCTTGTGACCGACGGCGCTGCGCTTCAGGTTCAGGACGACAACGAGCAGTTCACCACGCTCACCGTCGCCTCCCAGAAGCACATCGGCGTCAACTTCACCAGCGCCGAAATGGCTCTCCAGTTGGACGACTTCGCCGAGCGCGTGCTCAAGCCGCGTATCAGCCAGCTCGCCTCCAGCATCGACGCCGACGTGGCTAACTCGTACAAGAACGTGTTCCAGTCGGTCGGTACGCCTGGCGTCACCCCCGGCACCTCGCTCGTTCTGTTGCAGGCGCAGCAGAAGCTGAACGAAGCTGCCGCTGGCATGGCCCCGCGCTACGCCACCGTCAACCCGGCTGCCAACGCCGGCCTCGTCGAAGGCATGAAGGGCTTGTTCAACCCGGTTGATTCGATCAGCCGCCAGTTCAAGAACGGCATGATGGGCGAAGGCATCCTCGGCTACGACGAGATCAACATGTCTCAGTCGATCAAGCAGCACACCAACGGCTCGGCCTCGCGCGCGGACACCCCGATCGTCAAGACCACGCTCGCCAACGGTGCGACGAAGCTGACGCTCGACAACGTGACCGACGGCCTTACGCTCGTCCCCGGCGACGTGTTCACCATCGCTGGCGTGTATGCGGTCAACCCGCAGACCCGCGAGTCCACTGGCGCGCTCCAGCAGTTCGTCGTGCAGAACAGCGTGACCTCGGCCTCGACCGAGTTCGTTGACGTTGAGTTCCTGCCGGCGGTCTACGGCCCGACGCACGCCCTCGCCACGGTCAGCAAGTTGCCGACCGCCGGCGATGTCGTGACCTACGTGGGTGCCGCTTCTGGCCAGTACGCTCAGAACCTCGTGTACCACAAGGATGCGATCACGTTTGCCACCGCCGACCTCCTGCTCCCGCAGGGCGTTGACATGGCGTCGCGTCAGGTCCACAACGGCATCTCCATGCGCGTTGTCCGTCAGTACGACATCAACAACGACCGTATGCCCTGCCGTATCGACGTGCTGTATGGCTACTCGGTGATCCGTCCGCAGATGGCCTGCCGCATCTGGGGCTAACTCTTAACCTTATTCACGGAGTAACTAAACATGGCACTTCCTAACGGTACTAGTGGTTATCAGGTTGGCGCTGGCAATGTCGGCGAGCCGATTATGTTCGCGCAGGCGGCCCCGACGGCGCTGACGGCGGGCGCGACGGCGACCCCGGCCCAGCTTGCGGGTGGTCTTTTCACGTTCAACGGCACGGCGGGCAACCTTGTCCTTCCGACCGTTGCTCTGTGGGAGGCTGCTTACTCGTCCACGGCAAAAGTCGATGCGGCGTTCGATTTCTTCGTCATCAACATTGATGCGTCGGGATCGGATGCGATCACGGTTGCGGTCGGCACGGGCTGGACGCTGGTTGGTGCAGGCGCGGTTTCGGCTGGTACGTCCGGCCACTTCCGTTGCCGCAAGACTGGCGACGGTGCGTGGACTGTCTACCGCATCTCGTAATGGCAACGCCCCCTACGGGTCAAACCGTAGGGGGCACTTCATACAGGAGTATTGACTATGCCGAATACTAAGGCAGTTGGTGTTGCCTTCTCTGACCCCGAGCTTGACGGTGCCGTCATTGGCACCTCTGGCGGTACGGTCGGCTTTTATGGTACGACCCCGGTAGCCAAGGGCGCGGCGCTCACGGCTCAGTTGACGACCATTTCGTCCACTGCGCCGGTCACGCCCGATTACGCGATTCAAGACCTTGTTAACAGCAGCGCGTTTGGTTTCGTCACGAAGGACGAAGGCAACACGGTGTTGTCTGTTATCAAGAATCTTCAGGATCGCGTGGGCCAGCTTGAGGCTCGTTTGCAGGCTTACGGACTGTTGCCGTAATTATGAACATATATCTTCGCCACCCGGTTCACGGGCTAAAAATCGCTATCTCCGACATGGAGGCGGCTATGGACTACGAGCACGGTTGGGAGGAGTATGATCCTTTGGAACCGGCGGCGCGGCAGGAAGAACCTGCTGCGTCGCCGGAACCTGTCGCGGCCAATAACGAGTTAAGGGCACGGCGTAAGAGGAAAGAGTAAGCCATGGCAACCGCAGGCGATCAAATTAACGGAGCTTTGCGTCTGCTCGGTATCTTGGCTGAAGGCGAAACGCCTTCGGCTGCGATGGCCCAAGACGCCCTGTCGGCGTTTGACCAAATGGTCGATAGCTGGAACACCGAGCGTCTCGCCGTGTTCTGTACGCAAGACCAAACGTATTTTTGGCCCGCTGGCGAGCGTATTCAGACGCTCGGCCCGACGGGTGACTTTGTGTACGTCATCGGCACCCAAAGCGAAGTGCCAATCATTACGCAGAATGACGATTACCTGTCGCTAGAGGACGGCAACCCTGTCCCTGAGCAGCAGCGTCCAATTCTGCTTGACGACTCGACCTTTTTCCGCGATCCGACAACCAATGTGTCGTACGGCATCAAATTTATCAACCAGTTGCAGTACAACAACATCGCGGTTAAAACGGTGCAGAGCACCTATCCGCAGGTGATGTTTGTAAACAACACGTTCCCAGACATATCTTTGTCGGTCTATCCAGTGCCTAATCGGACGCTGGAGTTTCACTTTATTTCGGTGCAGCGGCTGTTAGACCCGGCTGCGCTTGACACCCAAATTCTGATGCCGCCTGGTTACTTGCGGGCGTTCCGCTACAACTTGGCGCTGGAATTGGCACCGGAGTTTGGCGTTGAGCCGGCGCCCGAAGTGCGCCGCGTGGCGATGTACAGCAAGCGCAATCTCAAGCGTATCAACAACCCGCATGACTTGATGGCTATGCCGTACAGCCTGATGGCGCGGCGTAATCGCTACAACATCTACGCCGGGAACTTTTAATGAAGACGCCGATTCTCGGATCGTCTTACGTTGCACGCAGCGTAAACGCCGCCGACGCTCGGCTGGTCAATTTGTACCCCGAGGTCATACCCGAAGCGGGCAAAGAGCCGGCGTATCTTCAGCGTTGCCCCGGTATGCGACGGTTTATGGAGGTAGGCAGCGGGCCTATTCGTGGGCTGTACCCGCTTAACGGGTCGCTGTTTGTCGCGTCTGGCCAAGAGTTTTATAAGGTCGATGAAAACCTAAACATCACCAAACTCGGCGATATTACGGGTAACGGCGCGGTGTCCATGGCCGATAACGGCACGCAGATATTTGTAGCGTGTAACCCCAACGGCTACATCTACAACAACAATACGAACGCCTTTGCGCAGATCACCGATCCTGACTTTCCCGGCGCAGTGACCGTAGGTTACTTAGACGGCTATTTTGTGTTCAACGAGCCGAACAGCCAGCGCGTGTGGGTGACGGCACTGTTAAACGGCCTGTCGATCGACCCGCTTGATTTCGCGTCGGCAGAAGGCTCGCCGGACGGGCTGGTGTCTATTATTGTCGATCACCGTGAGGCGTGGCTGTTTGGCACCAACTCCGTTGAAGTCTGGTACAACTCGGGCGATCCTGACTTCCCGCTGACGCGCATCCAAGGCGCGTACAACGAAATCGGCTGCATCGCGCCGTACTCGGTTGCCAAGCTTGATAACAGCGTATTCTGGCTTGGTGCTGATGCGCGTGGTCAGGGTGTCGTGTACCGCGCACAAGGCTATCAAGGCGTGCGCGTCTCAACCCATGCGGTTGAGTTCGCCATCCAAAACTACACGGATATGTCCGACGCTGTGGCGTACACGTACCAGCAGGACGGCCACGCCTTTTACGTGCTGATTTTCCCCACGGCCAACACCACATGGGTGTATGACGCTGCGACGGGCGCGTGGCATGAACGCGCCGCGTTTGAAAAAGGCGAGTTCCGCCGGCATCGGTCAAACTGCCATGCTCGGTTCAAGGGCAAGCCAATCCTCGGCGACTTTGAGGATGGCCGGCTCTATGAGTTTGACTTGCGGTATTTCCGCGACGATACGCAGCTACAGAAATGGCTGCGTACGTGGCGCGCGCTGCCGACCGGCGCAAACAATTTGACTCGTACCATCCACCACCAGTTGCAGCTTGACTGTCAGACGGGTGTGGGCGGCTTGTACGATGACCCAGGCTTTCTTGAGCAACAAGCGCCGGGGTACATCTTGCAGCAAGACCTCGGCAACATCGTTGTCGAAGGTGAGCCCAACAATAGTGTTGTTAACCCGCAAGTCATGTTGCGCTGGTCAGACGACGGCGGCCATACGTGGAGCAACGAGCGGTGGGAATCGCTTGGCCCCATCGGCGCGACGCAAACCCGCGTAATTTGGCGTCGGCTTGGCGCAACACTCAAGTCGCGCGATCGCGTATACGAAGTATCTGCCGCCGATCCAATGGTGAC